TTTGGAGATGGAGATATTCCTCCATCATTTGATATTTTAATTTCTGGATTTGTTGCACTCTTTACTTCTAATTTTGCACTTGGACTCGTCATCCCGATACCGACATCTCCAGCTGATGTGATACGCATTAACTCACTTGAGCCGTTAGAGTAAGTAAAGCCAGTTGTTGAATTAAAACCTAAAAAACCACTACCAGCACCATCAGCAAAAATACTTTTACCAGTTCCACTAGCCGCAAAATCAGATGTTTTAATATGTAAATTACCAATTCTTGCATCACCAGTTACTCTTAAAGTGTGGTCTGGACTTGATGAGCTACCAATCATTATATCATTTGTAGTAGTATTTCCATTATCCGTTACCTCCTGCAATGTATCGGATGTTGCAACTTGACTATCTACATACGCTTTAACACTTTCAGAAGTTGGAAGTGAGGAGTCAGACACCCCCTCCATTGTATCTGAATCCAGCCAACCAGTTATTTCAATACCACCTTTTGTAATACCTTCTAAACCTACTGTAAATCCTGCAACTGTTCCCCTTGTTTTATTTTGGTACTGCTGAATAAGATTTTTAGAATCTATGCTGATAAAAGCTCCTGCTTCCACATCTTCTGTAAAATCATAAGCATCAATAGTTAAAGTGGTTTGTCCACTTGTTTGAGCAGCATTTAATCTTAATTCATAAACTTGCCCAGAGTTGCTATCTACTAATGTTATTCTATCATTATCTGCAAGTAAAGTTTCTCCAATATCTAATATAGGTATTGATGTTATTCTTTCTACAATGGAAATAGTATCAATATTAAAAACTGATGCTCCTTCTGCTAAAATCTTAATAGTATCAGTGGTTAGTGGAGTTATGGTTTCACTATAAGTTCCATTTGCTTCTCTTGTTGTTCCTGCTGTATTTCCTAATTTTACATAAGCACCTCCAGAACTATAACCAGAAAGAGTGTAATCTACTTTGTATTCTTTTCCTGTTGTTACTGTTGCAGAGTTTGTTGCTCCAATTCCATCAGCAACTTCTGAAAATTGCAGTTTGTTATCTGCTATTGTTACTCCTGTTCCTTTTGTCCAAGCAGAATCACTCTGAAACTCCCCGTTAGTTACAATAGTAGTGCCAGAGATTCTTGCACTTGTAGTTGTAATTCCTAATGGTGCTCCTAATTTAGCTCCTGCATTTCCATTTCCTCCTCCCATGGCTGGCATAGGCAAAGAGGAAGTAGTAGCTGGTGTATTTGAACTATAAATGCTTTGAGTAGTAGTTGTAAGGGTTGGCGTTCCTCTACCAATATTAAACCATTCCCCATCCCAAGTATCATCTCCTGTTGTAAATGTACCCCTTAAAAATATATAGCTTTTCCCATCTACATCATTTATTCTTCCTATTGGATTTACATATTTTGGCCTTGTTCCACTTGCATCAGTTTCATATCTATTATGCACACTTAATGTTATTCTTGCATTCATTTTATATACATGAAAGCTTTGCCCATCCAAATACTCTTTTATCAGTAGTTTTGTTAAGCTTGCAGGGCTTGCTGGTGTTATTGTACCTATTCCCCATTCTCCTGTTGGGTCGGTAAATTCCCAAGCAGCACCATCCCACACTAATATAGATGATGGATCTGAATCCATAGGGCTATCTCCCCAGAACATTTGCCCTAAAAAGAGTTGAGAAGTATCATTCTCATTAGTTTCAGTAATTACTTTTGTACCCATTGAGCCAACACTTAGAGATGAATTTAATAGGAATAAATCTCCTAAAAAAGGATTTCCATTAGGATCGAACCAACTTTGAGCAGTTACTCCCGCAGAATTGGTGCTGATATTGCTAAATGTAATCCCAGCATTAGGAGCTAAAGCATTTGCCCATTTTACTCCATGTATATTATAATCTTCTCCATTTGCATATCCCCCAGAAGTTCCTGCATATACTTTTACAGGGTCTTTTACAGAGCCATTACTATAATATGCTTGTAAAATTATCTCAAACTCCCAAGTTCCTGTTACCCCTGTAAAAGGGGGTAATTCCCCCCCATTACTATTATAAGGTGTAAGAATCTGTACTCCTGTATTAGCAGCAGTTAGTAATGGGCTTTGTAATAGAATAAACTGCCCCCAAGTAGGCAAAGTTGTTGTCCAAGAATAATTACCTCCACTATATCTTAAGTATTGAGGATCTGTTCCTGTTCCTGTTGCTGATGTAGGCACAGTAGCTTTTATATAGCAATAAAATTTTACCCTATAATTATCATAAATTTGATTGTAACTCCCAACTGATGTATCTTGCTGGAATGTTAAGGGTACTCTTAAAAGAATTTTTGTAGCACTTTGAGGGTCATTCATTTTTTGTTGTACAACTTTAACGATATGCCCTACATAGGCGGTAGCATTAGGGCCTGGCGTACTTTCTGGAAATCCTCTATAATAATTTTGGTCATTTGCAGTTATAAAATCCGCACTTACTCTTTTAAGTATTGGATAGTTTTGATAAGTAGTTCCAGCTAATTTTTGAATCCCCTTTCCAGGAGTTGTTTGGTTTTCAATGTTTTGATTATATCGTGTCCACCAACTTGTTCCTAAATAATCTCTACTTGCCGTATGCACAGGAGGATCGGCTAAACTATAATCCCTTGTGTTTATATTAGTGGGGTTAACTAATGTTCCACTTTCTGCTGTATTATATCCATCCAACTGAATAAAATAAAAGCTATGTTTCCAATAAATGCACCTCATCCCAAAAGTAGTGCATAAATCCTTTAAAACATCATAACAATTTCTTACAGAATCATTCCCAGCAGTATTCCTATCCTCCATCATCCCCATTTTTATCTGAGTTTGATACAAAGGCCCGAAAGTAGTTCCAGCGTTATCATGCTTCTCGTTATACCAATTTACAGCCGCCCTTATTATTGCATCCTGAGATATACCTTGTGTAGTTCCTGGCGGTGTAAGTTTATTTAAGATTTGACCAATCCAATAGGTTATTCTTTCATGTCCTTTATGAGCATAAGTAAGTTGGGTAGCTTCATCACTCCAAAATCCTATATCTTTTAATCTTGCAAGCCCATCTGTGGCAGTTATTTTTACTTCATAAGGGTAGCTAACATCTTGTTGTGCTCCTAAATCCATTAATAGATAACCAGCCCATACAGGGGCATAAGTAGCAGAAGTACCAAGATATAATGCGACTACTACATCTCCCTCATTATAATCTTCTATTAAGTTTTTTATGAATATAGCATCAGTTCCATCTTTTACAAGAAATGGAATATCCATTTTGGATGCAATGATTGGAGAATATTTTTGCTCCCCTTCCATATCGTAATGAATCGCACATCCTCCAACTCCTAAATCCGCTTGCTTAACTCCAATTCCAGAGGCCCAATTTTGATCTCTTATTTCAAGATAGTAGCTCTTTCCATTAAGTGAAAAATATGTACTTTCATATCTTCTTTCAAATGCCATTACACAAATCTATTTCGACTAACTCCTGCTTTTTCATTGCTTAAAAATATGTCATTTCCAACTAATCTTCCTGTTACTCTCATATCTCCACCGCCTATATATTGTTTTAGTTTGTCAAGTGGTGCTATTACTTCTGGATTCGCCATACTTGTTCCACTTCCTTCACCCACAAGAGCCAAGGTAGGGCCTGTTGCTAATCCTCCATGTTGAAGTCCAAGTAGTTTACCTTTTGCTAAATTAAATGCTTCTACTCCTCCTTTTCCTCCAAGCATAATATTTATTGCAGTCAAAACTGCTAATTGAATAAGCATTTGCTTTATTGCCTTTTTTAGATTTTCAAATAATGATTGGAAAAATCCTTCTTGGCTATTTGCTGCATCCATCATTGCATTATGCATAATATCTCCAAATAAAGCAGTTGTAGCATTTAATTCTAACATTTTTAATCTAATTTTTTCAAGTGCTTCTGCTGATTGTTCTAATGGCCCTATAAAAGGAGCACCAGCACCAGCACTATTAGGATCAAGTGCAAAGGGGATATTAGGAGCGGTTGTTGTACCTCCACCTCCACCTCCACCTGTAAATAGGGTGCTTACTCCCACTAATTCCTTAAAATCTTCTGAAAGTTCCTTAATTATATCTCCAAAGGATTTCCATTCTTCCTCAGGTAAATCTTCTCCTGTGGCTACTACTATTGCCATTTTCTGCCCTAATGTCATAAAAGCATCACCACCAGCAATTCCCATCACTTTCATTGCAGCACCCATTGCACTCCAAAAGGAAGCATCAAATTCATTAGCAAATTTATTAGCAATTAAAGTGGTTATTTTATTAATGTTATTATAAAGCAAAATAAAAGCAGATGCTGCTACCATTATTAGTCCACTCATACTAAATATAGCGGGGATTAATCTTACTACTAATAAATTAAGAAAAGTTCCAAATAAATTTAATACAGGCCCAACTGCTACTGCTATTGCTCCCCATTCTAATATATTTTGTTTTTGAGCAGCTGTTAGATTTTGAAAGTTGGTTATCATATCTCTTATCCATCCTAATAATTTCTGAGCTATTGGGAGGAGTTTTGTGCCAATTTCAACTGCTGTATCAGATAATTGAGCTTGCATTTGTCGTAATTGATTTGCAAAACCCTGAGAAGTTCTTGCAAAATCTCCAACTGCCTTAGAGCTTTGCTTTAATGCAAGCTGGAAAGTTATATTGGCTTTAGTTATCCTATCTAATTCTTTCCATACTAATCCTTGTTCTGCTGCAAAAGATTTTAAGTCGGCTTCGGTAATAGCTATTCCTAATGATTTTATAGATTCTCTTTCTCCTAAGAGTGCTTTTGTTAAAGCCAAAGATGCTCCCTCAGCACCTCCACTAAAATTCGTAAAGGAAGCTAAATCTACTGCTAATTCATTTACTTGTTTAGATAATTCTAATGCTGATTTTTCTGTAAAACCAAATCCAACTAATAAATCCCCTGTATCTCCTAAAAGTTGTTTAGCTGATTTGTGGGAAAGCCCAAATGATTTTCTAAATGTTTGAGCAGTATCCTCAGCTTCTTTTTGTATGCTACTAAATACTTGCTTGAATTTACTATCAGTTTCAGCAAAATCAGAAGCCATTTTAACAGATGCTGCTCCTAATGTGAGAAGTGGTAATGTAACATTTCTGGTTAGATTAGCTCCAACCCTTTGCATATTCTTACCAAACTTCCCTATGCTCCTTTGGGCTTTTTTCATTGCCCTATCAAATCCTCTTAAATCAGCTCCGAATACTATGTTGAGTAAACCTATACTTTTTTTAGCCATGTTCGCTTAGTTTTTTAATGTATTCCGCTCTATTTTTTAACTCCTCAAAATCTACTTCCTCTTTCTTTTTATCCCAATCAAATTCAATCAAGTCAGTTAGTTTTAACTTTTTACCTTTTGCAATCTGAATGTTTAACAAGTAGCAAGTTTGCCATCTACATCTCTCCCATTCATTTCTTTCTCGCATCTGCTCTAAGTCAAAAAAGCCATTTAACTTATTAAAAAAGTGTTTTGGAAGCATATCATAAAACTCCTTTACACTCATTCCCATCTGGCCAGTGCCAATACCTTCAAGTTTATCCCAAGTTAGCTTTTCGCTTTCTTGGGCTTCGGCTTTTTTTCATTATTGCCCCCCATCATATCGGTTAGCACTTCCATACATCTGGCTATTCCATCCATATCGCCATCCATCTTATCTGCTAAATCATCTACCGATAATTCACATTCTTGCTTTGCTGCTCTATAACCATCCTCAATTCCGCAATGAATCAAAATTAAAGCATCATTTAAACTCATATCAGCTCCAAGTTTATTTAGCTCATTTAATGTTGTTCCTGTTTTCATTGAATATTTACGCAAAGCATTAAATCCAAATTTAATAGGGTACTTACTACCCCCTAATTCTACAAAAGTATAATCCATTTTTTCAAGTTTTAAAAAATACTCTCACCCAAACGCAACCCACCTGAAAAAAGGATGCGAATGGGGTGTTGAGTATTAGGTTATTATGCTGCTACTGTTCTAATTATTCCAGCTGTTCCTGTAAAAGTCATACTATAAGTTGCAGTATCTTCAACTCCACCTGTTGCTGAAAAAGAAGTTAAGAATGCACTACCAGAAAAATAAGTATCTCCTGTTGTACTACCTGTATTTCCCCATTTTATTGCAAATGCTTCTCTTTTATTAGCCCCAGCTTCAAGCACATATTGCTCTAATACATCATCTGCTGAATTAGTAATTTGACTTCCACCAGCATCAGTCCAAGCATAAGCACCATCCAAGCTTATTTCCCAATTTCTTTGTCCTTCAAGGGATTCTGCAAAACCAGCACTTTCCTTATTGGAAATATCTCTGGTTTCCATATTAATTGTTATAGATGCTGTTTGTGCATAAGCTACCAAAGTACCTGAGGCACTATACACTTTTACATCTGTTCCATTAAGTATTGCCATTTTTTCTATTTTTATTTATTAATTATTTGTTTTTTTATACATAAAGAGCTGCTATTGTTAAACTGGTTACCCCAGAATAAGTTATAGCTATTTCTCCATTTCCATCATTAAAAGCAGCTGGTGCAAATCCTCCAATAAACGCCTCAGCACCTCCTGCAATGGCTATGGTTGCATTTGCCTTTGTTAAATCTCCATACATTCCATTATCAACACTTGTAGTTAAAGCTGTTATAGTAACTGTAATTTCGCTTTCGCTTCCATTTTTAATATGCAAAAACATATTACCATTGTTATCGGCTGTATCTCCACCCCCAGCAGCAGATACATAAGTTGCTGCCCCTCCTGTTTCAGTTATCTGTTGTACTGTTAGCTCCGCCATCTTTCTTTATTTTTTTAGTTTTCTTATTAGGATTTTCAATATATCCATCCTTCATTAATTCTTTTGCAAGCACATCATTTATAACTGCTTTTCGCCCTTCCTTAATTAGTTTAGTTGTGCTAAATTGCCAATCCTTTAAAAGTGTGTATGTTTTCATATTTTCTTAATTTGATACAGGATTAATTTGTCTTAAATTAAAAGATACTGTTTGCACATAAACTCCTTGCCCATCTCCCTTTATATCAAAATCCTCGTCATATCCTGTAAATTGTATAGTTTGTACTTCTACTGTATTATAAGTTCCTGACTTTCTGTCTAATGCTATTCTTACCTTTTGAGCTAAATCTGCTACTTGTGTATAAGTTTCTGAATAACATAAAACCATAAAGCTATTTCCATCAACTGTACTCACTCCATCTTTTGTATCATTAGGATCAACTCCCGTTACTGTATAAACAATAAAAGGAAATGCACTTTTTTGCGTTGCAACATTAGGATAGATTCTTGATCCTACTAAGTCAAAAACATCACCACTTCCACTATTGTATAAAATATTATATATTGCTAATCCTATCTTCATTTAATATCCCCATTTACCATATTTCTGCATTCTCTTTTCATGCCTTTTTATTGCCTTTGCCGCTATCTCGGTTGCTT